TAGTCAAGCAAGAGTCTGCGAAACTGTATCAGGAAATTATTGACAATGGCTACAGCAAAGAACTTGCACAACAGATCAGCGATGATCTTTCAACTAAAGGCGGCTACCTCTTTAACAAGTCGCATTCATATAGTTATGCAGTTCTATGTCTGCAAACTGCATACTTGAAATGTCATTATAGTAAATACTTCTTCAGTGCGCTTTTTAACATGAACAAAAACAAACCTGGCATGATCAACAAGCACATTCTAGATGCAAAGCAGTTTGACGTAGAAGTGTTGCCTCCAAACATCAATAAATCTGAAATGAATTTTTCCGTTGCTAACGATAAAATTCTATTTGGATATTCTGCAATTACTGGCATTGGCGAAACGTTAGCTGAATCAATTATTGATGAACGTAATGCTAATGGCAAATTTGTAGACCTGAATAATTTTATTGAAAGAGTGCAACCAACAAAAGCGCAGATTATCAATCTTGTAAAATCAGGCGCAATTCCCACCAAGAACAAGAAGAAGTTTCTAATTAAATATCTCAGTTCAATGTATCAGCAAAGTGAATACAAGCCTGTTGCAACTTTGCCTACGAAACAAAAACTACTATTAGACTGGGACATTGACACAACGGAATATATGATTGGCCGCAAAGTAGATAAAGAACGAGTGCTAGAAATCTACAACGCTAAGAAAAAAGCCAAGTTTGATGAAGAGCAAAAGCTTAAATACCAAACATATATTGAAGAGTGCAATACAAAATACTTACAAGATGAAGCATTCTGGGAGTTTGAGACTTTACAAATCTTTGTATCAGATGAAAATCCATTCGCCAAAGCATATGAAATTCTTGATGATTTTACGTCTTATGAGAATGGCGATAAGTGCGTTATTGTAGGCATTATATCTAAGATCCAGAAGAAGAAAACAAAGACTGGCAGTCAGTTTGCTTTTGCAAATATCTATTCTGGAGATGGCCTCATAGAGGTTACGATCTGGCCTGATGCATTACAAAAATTCCAAGATCTGATCGCAAAGGGCAAGCAGGTAGCTATTCTTGGCAAAAAAGAAGGCGAAGATAGCATGATTGTAGATAAAATTAAACCTTATTCACAATGGCTTGATGATGTTGCTAAGAAAAGGTATGGACTAAAATTCTAACAATTGTATGGCTCTGACTGTAAAATAATTGCACTCAGAGCCTTGACAATACAAAATTAATGTGTTATAATAATAATATCCAATAAAAGGAAGGAATGATACTATGGAAGAGAACAAGAACATCAACGAAGTTGACGAGGCAGTCGCTGAGGTCGATGAAACCATTCCAATGAATGACGACGAGCTCAAGGAAGCTATTAATGGCACACTAGAAAGAATCCGTACTCAGAATATGATCCTAGGTTATCGCACCGCTTGCATGACAATTATGCAGATGATTTCTGGTTGGCATAAGCCTAACTGCAGCCATCGTGAATACGAACGTATCTTCAAGAAGGTTGAGGAATTTTGCGGTAAGGCGCTCAAGCAGGAAGAAAAGAATACTGAAGAAGAAACAGTACAAAATTAATGGAGGTAAGCTTAATGGAAGCATATCTAAATAGAATTGATGGATGGGATGACGCAATTATTTCAATGTTTCTATCAAAGCGTACACTAACACGTGAGCTTGAGATGGATATTAGAGCAGAAGTTGCAAAGTGCATTAATACTAATCCAGAGCATGGACCGGTAGGTGCGCTAAGTCATACTACTGAAAAGCTCAACGATTGGCTAAAGATTCTTTTCAAGTGGTGCCCTAAGCATATCACAATGGGAAGATTCCTTGATTTTAGTATTAGTGTTTATGGGCTACATAGAGGTGGTCAGGACGATCTTGATTCGCACGCAAAACGTATGGAAAATCGTATTATTCGTTCTTCTACCAGACTAGCAGATTTCTCCGACGGGGAAATGTCCGAATATTATCAGGACAAAATCATTCCAACTGACGAAGCACTTGAGTATCTCGGCATCGAGCTTCCTACCGAAATTGAATGTGCAGAAAATACTTATGTTCGTGGAGTTAATGGTTACATTCTAAAAGGTATGGAGAATAACAAGGATGTTAAGCGCGGTCTTTATATGCTCTCTATTCCGTCTAATTTCATTTTTAAGGTTAACCTTACGGAATATGCTCATATTTTTAAAGAACGCAACACGAACGGCACGGCCAATCCTGAAGTTAAGACTTGTATTGAAAAGGTAACGGATAAAATAGAAGCTGCTAGTCTTGGTTTTATTAATAGAGATCTTCTGTTGAAAATCAAGAATTGAGGTGAATGGTATGGATCAATTGTTCTTGTTCGTTGGCAAGAGCGCCAGCGGAAAGACAACTATCGCAAATCTATTAGAAGAAAAGTATGGCCATAAACAAGTTTACTCATATACCACGAGACAACCAAGATTTGATGGAGAAACTGGTCATATTTTTATCAGTAAAGATGAGTTTTGCAATTTGGGTGAGCTTGCTGGCTACACGTTCTATAACAACCATCATTACGGTACAACTTTTGCACAGCTTGAAGAATGCAATATTTACGTAATTGATGTGCCAGGGGTTGAGTATTTGCTTAATAGAGCGCACGATAAATGTCTTGCGATGTGCATTATTTATTTTGATGCAGCCGTTGCAACTCGTATTGATCGTATGATTGATAGAGGTGCGAGTGATATGGAAGTTATTTCTAGACTGCATCATGATGATACCAAAAATGACTGGTATAGAGAGTTGGACAAACTTGTATGGCATCATAAAAACATCAATGGTTTAAACGTTGAATTACATAAAATTGATGCTAATGAGAATATAGAGAATGTGCTTGAGCAGGTTCTATATTATATGAATAAAGATAATGAATTGGAGTGATTATATTGAACGTTCAAGAGTGGTTAGGTGCTGATAATCAGCTTGGCATTGATATTTGGGAAAGAAAGTATCGTTATGAAGACGAAACATTTGACCAGTGGCTAGATCGTATTTCTGGTGGCAACAATGCTGTAAGAGATCTTATTATTGATAAAAAGTTTCTATTTGGTGGAAGAATCCTATCTAATAGAGGACTAGAACATTCTGGTAGGAAGGTTAGCATGTCAAATTGCTATGTATGTGAGCCTCCAGAGGACAATCTCGAATCAATTTTTGAATGTGCAAAGAAGATTGCAAGAACATACAGCTATGGCGGTGGCATTGGCGTAGACCTATCTAAGCTTGCTCCAAATGGTGCCAAGGTTAGAAACGCCGCAAAAGAATCTTCTGGTGCGGTATCATTTATGGACCTTTATTCTTTGGTTACTGGGCTCATCTCACAAAATGGTCGCAGAGGCGCACTTATGATTTCACTATCTTGCGACCATCCAGATATTGAAGAATTCATTGACATCAAAAACGACCTAAACCGTGTTACAAAGGCTAACATTTCAATTCGTATTACAGACGATTTCATGAAAGCTGTAATTGCCGACGAAGACTATGAGCTGTCATTTGTGCGCCAAGAGACTGGAGAAGAGATCAAGAAGGTTGTAAAGGCCAAGGAGCTATTCCATAAGATTGCGAAGAACAATTGGAATATGGGAGAGCCTGGAATGCTTTTCTGGGATCGAATTGATAACTGGAATTTGCTAAGTGGATTCAATGATTTCCATTATGCTGGCACAAACCCATGTGCCGAAGAGCCTTAATAGTTGCTGGTGGGGGCTCTATAAAACTAGTGAAATGCTGGGACAACTCGTTAGGTTGACAATAGGAGGTTAATGTAAGTTTGGTCACTTACCCTAAAAATTTGTCAAATAGAGTCAATCAGCAGGTTAATCTAAAACGCAAGTATTGGTGATGACATGTGCAAGTATATAAAATTACAAATTTAATAACAGGATTAAGCTACATTGGAAAAGATCAAAATGATAATACTAAGTATATGGGAAGCGGCATTCTATTATGGCAATCCTATAGAAAAAGATTTAATAGAAATGATCTAGATAGTAGCAAAAAAACGCATCATAAGTGGGTTTATGAGCAAAATAAAGTATATAAATATTATGAAAAAACCATTTTGCATATATGCGAAAACGAGTCAGAACTTTGTGAACTTGAAAAGTATTATATAAAAAAATATAATACAATTCGACCCAACGGATATAACATTGCAAGCGGCGGCGAAGGTGGATGTTTGATTGCTGGATATACGGACGAAGAAAAAGAAAACTGGAAGCAAAAGATATCCGAAGCAACAAAAGAAGCGATGCGTCGACCAGAAGTTAAAGAGAAATTATTAGAAGCCGTGACCAACAAAAGCGATGAATGGAAAAAACATATTTCAGAAACGCTTACTGGAAGAAAAGGCACACCAATGTCTGACTCAAATAAAGAAAAACTAAGACAAAGAAGCCTAGGCAACACATATGGCATTGGAAACAAAAGCAGAGCGGGATATCGAAATAGCGATGACATGAACAAGCGTATTTCGAATGGTCTTAAGAATGTGATTCACACAAAGGAATGGAACGAGAAAGTTAGTGAAAGCTTGCGTGACAAACCTAAATCTGAAGCACATAAAGCTGCATTGCGGAAACCAAAGCCAAAGTATAAATGGAAATTGCCTGATGGAACAATCAAAATAATGGACGCCAGCAATGGCAGCAGACATAAGGATTGGATAAAATTAGAAAGAGTAGAATAGTTTAACTCTGACCAAGTTAAATAGATTAACCTCAACGACTATCCCACAAGGGAGTACACTACAAACTTATGGTAGTGGAAGTGCTAGTCCCATGAACAACATGGTGAAGATATAGTCTAATCTATACGGAGACGTATAGCAGTTCATAAAAGAACGCATAGGAAGTTGTGAATCCTATGGAATATTATGTTACCAGCTGGAGGATCTTGTTTGCTCGGTAGTATGAACCTATCAGCGTTCGTAACCGACAGCAACGATTTTGACTTTGAGGAATTTAAATATGCAGTTTATATGGCAACTATCGCACTTAACGAAGTGCTAGATGAAGGTCTGCCACTACACCCACTGCAGGAACAGCGTGATAGTGTGCGTGACTGGAGACAGATCGGACTAGGTATTTTTGGACTCGCAGATATGCTTATTAAGATGGGTGTCAAATATGGTAGCGAGGAATCTATTACACTGTGCCACACCATTGCCGAAACAATGCTGAATACGGCACTAAGGGCGTCTAATATGCTTGCAAAAGAGCATGGTGCTTTCCCAAAGTATAGGCATAAAGATTTGATCAAGTCTAGGTTTTATATTAACAATGTTTGGTGGGAAGTTAGTGATGATATTGAAAAATATGGTCTACGCAACAGCCAGCTTCTAACGATTGCCCCAACTGGCACACTATCCACAATGCTTGGTGTATCTGGCGGCATTGAACCAATTTTCGCAAACTACTATACTCGTAAGACCGAAAGCCTATACGGCGAAGATAAGTATTATAAGGTATATACTCCAATTGTTAAAGAATACATGGATGGTAATGGTCTTACTGATGACTCCGAACTACCAGATTACTTTGTAACTGCAGGATCTTTGGATTACAAGCAAAGAATTAAAATGCAGGCCGCTTGGCAGAACTACATTGACGCTTCTATTTCTTCTACAGTAAATGTTCCAAATGAGTTTACCGTTGAAGACGTTGAAAATCTATATATTGAAGCATGGAAGGCTGGCCTTAAGGGTATTACAATGTTTAGAGATGGTTGCGAGCGTGCAGCGATTCTTTCTACTGGTACAAGCTCTACTACCAATACAGAATCTAACGTTGCTGCGACAACTGAACTTCCACGTGGATTTATCATTACCACATCTGATGATTGTGTGGGGAAGAAGCGTAAGCTACAGACTGGTTGTGGCTCACTACATTGCACAGCGTTCTTTGATCCAATCACTGGAGATCTTATGGAGACATACCTGAGTAAGGGTTCTACAGGTGGATGCGCTAACTTCATGGTTGGTCTAAGTAGAATGATTTCTCTAGCTGCAAGATCTGGATGCAACATTCATGATATTATTGATCAGCTTGATAGCTGTGGATCTTGCCCATCTTATGCAGTTCGTAGAGCAACCAAACACGACACGTCAAAGGGTAGTTGCTGTCCTATGGCTGTAGGTAACGCATTGTTAGATATGTGGAAAGAAATGCAAAATGAGCTTAAATGCGATGATGACGAAAATTACCAGGAATCAACGCATGAAAATATCCACAAGCAGGAACTTGTTGTAAATAATGATTCAGTTTGTCCTGAATGTCAGTCGCCATTAACTTTTGAAGGTGGATGTAATATTTGCAAGTCTTGTGGATGGAGCAAGTGTAGTTGAGTTACAAGTATTTTCAGAATGACAAGTGCGAATATTTTCCTTGTCATGTAAATGCAGATATGGGCAATTTCAATTGTTTATTTTGTTATTGCCCACTGCATCCATTTGACAAATGTGGCGGCAACTATATCATGTTAGAAAACGGATGGAAAGATTGTTCAAAATGCACAATTCCACATGAACAATATGAACTTATTGTATCAAAACTAATTGAACTAAAATCACAAACAATACAAAATTAATGAAGTAAAAAAGGAGAAAAACAACTATGGACAAGATGTACGCAAGAAAAGCTTTTAAGTGCAGTATTTGTGACAAGGAATATGAAAACGCAATGGACCGTGCCCGTTGCGAACTAGCATGTGGCAAAAAGAAAGAAGAAGAAGCTAGGAAGTCCGCAGAGGCAAAGAGGCATGCAGAGCAGCTTGCTAGTCAGCTGAAGGTTGATGACGCATATGACCTGGCAGACAAGCTGCGCGATGAACATGTAAAAAATTATGGCGTATATATTCGCACAAATTCAAATATTTCAAACGCGACTAACGAAGAGGATTTGTTTAGTTTTGTTGATATTATTAGAATGTTCATGTAACAGGAGGCAACAAAAATGAAGGCGAATGTAAAGTTTATTAAACTAACCAAAATGGCACAGGCTCCCACACGCGGGAGTTCCTGTGCCGCAGGATACGACCTATCTGCTGCAATTTGCGAGAATGTTGTAATTGCTCCGCACACTACCGTTAAGATTGGAACTGGTCTATCGGTTGCACTGCCCGATGGTACATTTGGAGGAGTATATGCGAGAAGTGGCATTGCTTCCAGAGAAGGTCTGCGTCCAGCGAACTGTACTGGTATTGTAGACAGCGACTATCGTGGCGAGCTAATTGTAGCTCTACACAATGATAGCGATCATTATAGAATCGTAGAACCTGGTGAAAGAATTGCGCAGTTTATCGTGCAGCCTTATGTGAATGTTGAGTTTGAAGAAACTGAAACACTAAATGAAACCGAACGTGGATCTGGTGGATTTGGTTCTACAGGCAAGTAACTAGGAGGGTAACGTATGATTAAACGTGACATTGTAGAAACAGTTTATGAGTATGACAACGAAGGCAAATTACTTAAAAAGACAGTTACAGAAACACATGAAGAGGAAGAAGAAAAAATTACCACTTCAACATGGCAGACATATCCAAATCTAACCAATCCATGTTTTAATACGAATCCAACGGTTCCAACTTGTACTGAAACACATAATATTACCGCTACAAATGATCTTATTTCCAATACAACAAAACAATTTTAAAACAAACTCAATAGCGACGATAGAAATATCGCCGCTATTTTTATACAGGAGAAAATATGGACAAACCAACAATAACAATATCAATGCCTAAAAATAGTACAAAACAAAACATTTTAGACATGAGAAATAAATATAAAGATAAATACAAAATAAATATAATCATTTCTGGAAACAGCAACCCAGAAGATGTAATTAAAAATTTTCTGAAAGCTAGGCTTGAAGTCTAGCTTTTTTATATGTTACAATGTTGTTAAACAAAACATACAACATTGTGGGAGTGATAATATATGAGCAATATATTTGATACAAAAAGAAAAATAGACAACATTTATGAAACTACGCTTAGAATAGTGGCATATTTAAGGCTATCTCGTGAAGATGGAGATGGTGAAAGTTCAAGTATTGCAAATCAAAGAAAAATAATTACTAAATTTGCCCAAGATCGCGGCATGATAATAGACGAATTTTACATAGATGACGGATATTCTGGATTTACAATGGACAGACCAGAATTCAATAGATTGAAACGTGATTTAAACAACAATATGGTAGATGTTATTATATTTAAAGACTTATCAAGATTAAGCAGAAACAACGCTAAAGGGCAATTGTTTTTAGAAAATGTACTAGAAGATGGCAAACGTGTATTAACAGTATATGAAGGGTATGACACACTTGACCCCAAAACACACAAAATGGTTGGCATATATGGTTGGATGAACGAAGATTATATCAGAGATGCCAGTATGAAAACTAAGGATGCCATCAACACATTGCAGAAAGAAGGGGCATTTATAAACACTGTCCCTTATGGATATAAAAAAGATCCAGTTAACAAAAAAATGTATTATATAGATACCACTACTGCACCTTATGTTATACAAATATTTGATTTATATATAAACGGCATGGGACTGCGAGCCATAGCAGACAAATTTAATAAAGAAAACGTGCCAACTGCCAGTACAATTAGAAAGATTACTATAGAAAGCACTGGAAGAACTTCTCGGCTTAAAGCAACCATGTGGACAGGTGACACTATACAAAGAATACTTAGCAACAAGTTTTACATCGGCACTCTCACATTGCATAAAACAATATGTAGGACAATTAATGGCAAGCGAACAAAAAACTCTCCAGATAAATACTATGTATTTGAAGATGCTCATGAACCAATTATAGACAAAGCGACATTTCAATTAGCACAGGAAATACGACTGCAGCGAAAAAAGAAGCCTTATCGTGGAACGAAAGTTAAAAAAGACAATTTGTTTAATGGGCTATTGCAATGCGCAGATTGCGGCAAAACGCTAACATCTGCAAAAAGTGGATCAAATATTAGATATATATGTAACTCATACAATCAATTTGGGACTAGTGTTTGTACAAGCCATGCAATTATGGATTATCAAATCAAAGAATGTTTAATAACATTCATTGCTGATTGCAGGCAAGAATTAGTAAAAATAATACAAAACTTTGATAATATATTTGAACGTGAATTCAAAAAACAAGACAATGTCAATGACCTACAAAAAGATCTAGAAAGAATTAAGCAAGAAGTTAAAGTGCTTATGGAACAAAAAATGCGTGAGATAATGAACAACCCAAGTATGAGTGATATTATTGATAATATGTACAGCGAGGCCATGAATAGTAAATACAAAATGATAGGTTGTTTAGAGAGGCAGATTTCGGATGCCATGAATATAAGTTCAAAAGAAAATGAAATAAGACAAAACTTCAAATCAACAATTAATTTGTTAGATGAAATTATTAATACTGGTGAGCTCACTAAAAAACAAGTTTTAATATTAGTTGATAAAATAGTAATTTATGAAGATGGAAGTTTAGACATATACCTCAAGGGTGATTTACATGAATTGTGTAATAATAAAATCAACATCAAAGAATCAACCAAAGATAACTTGAATAGACTAATAACTGAATATATACTGCCTAACAAAGAATGTATTTATCCTAGCAATTGTTGGAAGCATATACATAATAGTGGGATACTAATAGGATATGTTAAATTTACAAAATACTTCAATAAATTTGAAGAAGATGGTATAATAGTCAAGAGAGGAGAGGATAAGTTGGGATATAAATTACTTGTTAATGAAAATGCACTTAAAAACTATACACATTACAACAATGATGTTAGGACAATAGGAGGATTACAAAACAACAATGTTACATTAAAACTATTAACCAACATTAGCAATTTAGGAATGAGTTTTAAACAAATGTATAAAAAAATGTTGTTCTAAAAATCAGGGGATACCAATTGTGGCATCCCCTATTCATAAATGCATTGCATTTGTGTTCAAAAACTACTATAATACAATCAAAAACGAGGTATTTTATGAAGAAAGAAGAGACATGTACGTTAACCCTAAGGCTGCCGATCTCAAAGAAATTGCGCCTAGAAATCATTGCAAATAAAGACGAAAGAACATTAAATTCTTTATGCAATAAAATTATCATGGACTATTTAGAAGAATACGAGCGTAAAAAATAAGGGGCTGTACATTACGTACAACCCCTTAAATTATTAATTATTGTATCCTCGAATATCTTCAATGAACGCATGATTTTTCATTCTATAATCATATGCTTCTTCTATGAGTCTCATGGCGGTATCAACTTCACCATTCTCTCGATTATGCTTAGCAAGCGTTGAATGATACTCTTGGTCTACCTTATAAATACGGCTAAACTCTTCCCTTGACACTAATGCGTTATCATCAGCAACAAGTCTGGCAAAATCAATTATTCTATGTCTATTAGTGTTAATATACAACTCTAAAGTCAATTCATTATTTGCTGCTAGCGCCTCTTTTAACTCTGTAAGTTCAGAAACTGCCGCATCATAAACAACTGCGCGAGAATTAACCCAGTCCATCCATGCATTACGCTTCTCAATATTATCTTGACTATAGTGCTGATTTACTTCATTTAGCAATGTTTGCACCTGCTTTAGTGTATCTGCGGCTTGTTGTTTTTCTTTCTTTTTTCGATCAAAATACTTTCTAACCTTAACAAACTCTGGTACAATTTTACCCTTTAGCTCCAACAACTCTCCAACAACTTGCATGATTAAAAACATGCCAACCAAAGCAATTGCCACCTTGGTTGGCATGTTTACATATTCTATGTAACTTATCACATTTAATCAACCCCCATTTCAAATATTTATCCTTTTAATCAATATTTTTTGAACTGGTGCCGACAATAAGTTCTTTTAGTCCTTGAAGCTCAGATCTAAGCTCCGCATTTTCTGCTTGTAGCTTTTGTATCATATATGTATTCAGAGCGATAAACTCCGAGTACCTAAGGAAATAATCATATACAGCTTGTCCATTTTCATCAATCACAGGATTCCCGTTGCCATCAATTTGTAAATTTTTACAGAATCCCGCAAAGTCTTTTCCAGTTAAATCTAAACTAAACAATGCTTCTTCAATATCCTGAGAAATAAAACCGTAGTGCGTTCGATCACCCGATCCGTCTTTGAATTTAAACGTAACTGGACGCAGCTCATTAAACAATCGTTCCTGTTCTGTGGACATATTTGCAATATCCTTTTTTGCCATTTTGTCAGATGTGACAATAGTATCATTTTTGCTATAAATATCACCATCAAACTTTGCGTCCCATCTACATTCAAACCAGTTATTTTTTTCTGCCATTTTGCCTATTGCAAACCCAGTGCCATCTGGAGTTATATTAAATATTCTAGACTGGCCAAATACAACTATCGTAGATGATTGTGCGGAACCTCCGTAGTTGTCATTAATAGTCAAGTACACTCTATACGTTTTATCGTTATTACCAAGACTAATAAGCGCTTGACCATTTTTACCTGTAGCAGTTTGTAACTGTGTACCATCATTATAATAAACTGTTACGGTAGCACTATTTGTGCCATTAACACCTGAGTATCTTGGTGTATAAGTGCACATAAGCCACTCTCCGTTAGTATTGGCGGACGCGTCAGAATTTGCTCTATATGCATTAAATGCACCAAAGGACGGAGATGCGTAATCGTGGCACTCCCATCCTGATTGTTTACTAGCAGATCTTTGTCTACTGTCTGCAACAATGACTTTAAATGTTATAGCTCCAGTTTGCGAAAATGGACCAAGTGTAGTAGACACATCGGTAGACGTGCTAGTTATGGAGGCGGTAGCAATAATTGTTGAATTATATATCGCTTGAAATGTGTAAGATTTTAAGCGATATATAATTCAA